GCTAACATCATACTCCTGAACACGACAGGATCTTGGCACAGAATAGATATCGCTGATACCTGTAACCCTAAGCCACCTACCTGTTGTGGTGCGCCTAAGAGCCTAGCGTTCTTCCTACGGTTACAAGCTTCATCCTGCTCCATAGCACCACGAGATATACCAATGATGCTAACCTGTATCCCTGTAGAACTAGGAAGTAAGCAACTGTCGTTACCACCGCCACCCATTACTGTCGGAGCTATGGCTGACATAACAGGAGCAGCTGAACCAGCACCAGTAGCATTGTAGTTGTTAGTCACAGTCTCATCAGAGTTGTTACTATCTACAGTACTATTCTCGTTACTTGTAGAGAAGTCACCTGTAACATCACCCGCCCCTACACTTGTCCCTAAGAGTGCTACGAATATTATTGTCTTCACACAAAAGCTGTAAAGCTGCTTCTTCTTGTCCGATAATAGCGAGTGTTTGTGCATTTTGGTTTCTCTGGCATACGTCATCACCAATACGACAAGATGCTGTGTAGGTCATAGAAGTACAGCCTTTAAGGAGTAGTGCTATAAAGAATACTCTAACCAACACCATCGCGCTTTCTATTGGGATCTAATACGTCTCTTCTGTCTATCATACCCTCTAGGTACATAGCTCGTTCCACGTGGTCCAATGTATACTTTACTCCAGTATCTTCCTCTATAGCTTTGCGTACATAGAATACATCACTCTTAGGTATATGTACGCGGCTTATACGATTAGGATCACCAGACAGCAGAGCTTCATAAAACTCTCCAATTACGTCATCAGATGCATATAGTTGTATTCGTTTATTACTCATTGTCAATACTTATTATTGGGAAAAGGCGGTACGTGTCGCAAATACAGAGTATTTAGAGAGAGGATAGGGAGAGAGCTACACTATAGAGCCACACGTACCAGTTTTGTAACACTTACTATAATTATTACTTTTTATAGTGTTACTAAAAACATAGTATCACATTAAAAATAGTATTACAAGCATTATTTTAGCTTTACTAGAGTTAAAACTCTTCCTATGTCCACTGATTCATTTACAACACTCTAAATATAGTTACTACTATTTAAAGTTTTTACTTTACTTATACATATTACTCTTTTTAAGAGTATTAACTATAATGTTTTAACTATAGGCTGCTACTGCTACGCAGTTATACTCACGGAAACACCTCTGTCAATCCATAAAATGCATAATCTCTGTATTTTGTAACATATTGTAATAAAAAGTTACTGAAATAGTCCTTACACCCCCTCTGTATACGCAAAAAAGACCTGGCTTGAAAAATCACTTCTGTGTATTTGTACATATACGTAATACCCAGACCCCCCCACTGGCCCACGCCCACCCGTCAAACGAGAACAAAGCATGAACATTGGTAAAAATAAGGGTCTGTCATGTCCTAAGATGCTCAAATGTATTGATAATATAAGTGATATGACATCACGACATCCGTGAAATAGGTAAATATTGCTGACCTTTTCAGTATGTGATCACAAAACAAAAAACGTGTATGCTATACCCCCTCTTGTGATCACAAAATAAACCTACCCCTCAAATATGTGATCACAAATATAATAGGGCAACAATGCTGACCTATATTGTTCTGACTTGTTCTTGATTGTTCTATATTGTCTCCATTCAATACAGCAAAACCTATATTGTTTTCACTTGTTGTAAATCTTCGCTGATCAATACAATGAAAAGCAATTGTATACCAAACCCACCAAAACATGAGAACAAAACATGAAATAACTCTATTGCTCATTTTAAGGCGTTTTCATGCATGTTTAACCTTTTTAGCTATGCCAACCCACAAAAAACCTTGTTCTGCATCCGTGCATGTTTTGTTCTCGTTTTGTTCTTCTTTCAATGTCTGGTCTGTCATTTGTTGCTATATGGTCACACCTTATAAATACCCAAAAAATAAAAGCTTGATATCATCTGAATTATAACGTCATACTTGGATTACGATTTATTTTTTCAAAAACCCGAAAGGATCTGACCCAATGTTGAACCAATATAAAGCCGCCACAAAAAAAGCTTTACTTGATATGAAAGCACACTGCGAAAGTGACCAATTCATATTGGATTGTCGTAATAGTGCATGGGACATTGTAAATAATGCCACCAATGAAAATGGAAAGCTAAACTGGTCAAAGCTTCCAAAGCTTATTGGTCAAAATACAAAGATCAAAAAAGATGTAGCCTCATTAGATACCGATCTAGAGATATGGGGTCTGTCACTAGCGCCACATTGGATCAGCGGATTTAATACTTGCAATGGCTTGTCTCTTGGCTGCGCTCAAGCTTGTCTTATGTTTACAGGCATGGGACAGAAATTCATGATAGCAAGTGACGGTCAGCACAAAGTAGCAATTGCGCGGATTGTTAGGACAATTCTTTGGTTCAAATATCGTGATCAATTCAAAGCGAAGATATTGCGTGACATATCCAACAAAGCAAAGCTTTTAGGGCGCAAAGGCATTTCAATGGCATTCCGTCCGAATGTCTTTTCAGAGATAAAATTCGAAAAGCTCTTTCCCGAGTTATTCAACCTTTGTAATTCTTTGAATGTTGCAACATACGATTATGTGAAAGATATTAACCGGATCAAAGACAATCCGTTTTCTGCTACTTACAAAATGACGTTTAGTCTGTCAGAAAATAACGCAATATTTATTCCTACGGCCTTAAAACATGGCGCTAATATTGCTGTAGTCACTAATATTCCCACAAATAAAACCAAAAACCGCAAAGCTTACAAATTCAACCCGCCCGAAAAGCTTACAATTGCAGGCATTGAATTAGAAACAATTGACGGGGATCAACATGATGCACGTTATTTGGATCAAAAAGCGGGGGCCTTTGTGGTTTTGCGTGGCAAGGGGCAAGAGATAAAAAAAGATCAAACTAACTTCATGATCAAAGTGATGTAATTTTAGGAAAGGATCAAAACCATGGATAATTACTATACTTTATTTGTAAGGGATGAAAACGGAGATTGGCATGATGAATTTGGTGGGAGCAAATTTGATTGCACTTTGGAATATCAAGAAACCTTCCACGATACAAAAAAGAAAGATAAAAGGATCATGATAAATGATGGGACATACAAAGGATTGGCTCAAAATTATGCTAGGCTAGGCCAGCCTCTAAAAGGGGCAACAAAATGAAAATGATGCTTTGGTCTGTCATGGTGTGGCATGCTTTGCCTTGTGCAAGGTCTGTCAGGGGTGGCATGCTTGATGCAAATCTGCAACAGTTTAGAGATTGGAGAATTAAATGACTAGGAAACTCAGGAAAAAGCTTCTAAGGGTGAGAAAGAAACACAAAACGCCTTCAACTTTAAAACGGCATAACACAATATTCAAAGCGGAAAGAGGTATAAAATATGACATTGTTGGACAGGAAAAAGCTGAAAGAAGAAAGCAACAACTCCTCAAACCCGAACAAGAATGTTTGCGGCTTGGCAGTAGCTAAAGCCCTTGGGGTGGGTGGTGTAACTAAATACCTGCACACTTGGGGAGACCTTCAGCGTGCCATCCGTCACATCTGGTCGTTTAGGAGTGTGGCTAGCTCTATCAACCTTGATCGCAATGATACTGTGGGCAGCATTCGCAATAGAGTGGCAAAGCATTTCAAAACCAGTGGCTGCATTGTCTATGTGGTTTGGGTTGAGGGTCATGTGCTCTTGCTTGGGCCAAAGGGAGAAACACACATTGACACAGCGCCAAGAGATAAAGACAGGCGGAAAGTCATAAAGGTTTATGGGGTTTACCCTGACATAAAGAACACAACAAAACTTAGCAGGTTGCGAGAGTACCTAATCAAATCGAAGGAGCAATAAAATGCAAACTATCATGACAAAATATCTTGGCGCAACAGCCACCAAAGCACCACGGGTCAAGGCCATGACTTCCAGCGGTCAAAGGGGTTCAACCTATACTGTGGAATGGGATGATAGCCTTGATATAGAGGGCAACCACGCATATGCGGCTCAGAAGTTACTTGACAGGCTGGGGTGGCGTGGTGAGTGGCGCATGGGTGGCACAGACAGGGGCTTTGTATTCGTGAACGTACATGACCACAACTCGCCAAAGCTCATGGCGAAACAATTAGATGCTGAGCTTATGGCAAAGTATTCTAGAGAGGCGGTGTAACATGACCTATAAACCGCACCCTATGGATGTGTGTAACATTTTTGACACAACCAACATGACAATCGCACAAGTGGCTAGACATTTCGGCCTGACTGTGGGAGAGGTTAAGAATATTCTGTTGGACGTTACTGAGGAACAGGCGACAGCATTACAAAGAGAGAGAGGATAAGATCATGGCTAGAACAATACGACTAAAGGTTACACGCACAGACACTTGGTATCCAGAGTATGAAGTGCCTGACCATGTAGCAGATGAAGACATCTATGAACACTTATTTGATGAGTGTCCCGCTTCTGTGTTTGATGAGATGTGCAACAAATATACACTAGAGACTGAGACAACTTTAGACGAGCTGCTTGAGGAGGAGGCGTGATGTTTAGGTATTATGTTGAGTTCATCACAAACACTATGGATAGGGGCCGCATGGAAGGTCTTCCTCCTCAAATTTCTTTTTACATTTACGCTTGGTCTGCCGATCAAGTTAGGGATCAACTGTGTGATTATGAAATTATTGCACTTGATCAAACAGATTAGAGGAAGAGACAAATGGATAAGCTAGAACTATACATGAATACAGCAAGTGAACTGTTACTGCTCAAGAATTTACTTGAGGATGACATGGAACAAACACATTTGGGCACGGTTGATTATGCTGACGTTGACCTAATGCAATACTATCTTGATCGTGCCAAGGTGCTGGTCAAAGTAAAGGAGTTTCTTGCATCATGAAACTGAGAGAATTAACACAGGCTCTAGCTAATGGCAGCGATATACGCTGGCTTTCTGACAATTATCATGTGAAATGGAGTGATCTGCCTGATGGCCCCGCCATAATTATAATACATGAAAATGGCTTTGGCGGCGCTATGGCTATTAACGAGATCAGTGGTTGCTATATAAAAGAGGCGACAACATGATACGCATTGTATTAACCAGCACTAAGACAAACAAAATCATGTGTTATCACACAGTCAATCGCTTGGAAGAGGCAGACAGATATGCCGCCATATATAGCCGCATGAAGGGCATCAAAACAGAGATAGAGGTAACACAATGCTAGAGCTTCTGATAGAGATGGCAGCACAGGCTAATGCTAATGAGATCACCAGCTATTGCCTGGAGAAACATAACAGACAGATCAATGCAGCCGCAGCCTGTGCCTCTGATCTGAGGGCAGCTAAACGTAAGCTAGAACGTCAAGAGATGCGAGAGTTTCTTGAGGCTAACCCGCACTATCACTACCCAGGAATGGCTTTGCCTGATGGAAAGATACGCCCCTTGGATGTATGTTGGGGTAAACCAAGACTGTACGGCACACACAGAAAGAACAGGTGCTAATGTTGCAAAAATGTAACGTGATAAAATGGTAACATTGACGCAGCTATCTGGAATGAATAACACTACAAATGTCTATAACAGGAGAAACAGACATGACTAATTCACAAAACACTAAAATCCTCGCTCACCTTCGTGCAACCAAGGGTCTGACCCTGCGTGAAGCTATGCTGGACTACAGCATCCAGTCGTTCACTAAGCGTATCTCTGAGCTACGCAAGGAGGGTTATCGTATTGATGGCGTGAAGGGTAAGCACCCTGTGACAGGTCAACAGTACACACGCTACGTTCTGATTGAGGAGGCAGCATCATGATTGCAAGTAAAGCTATCAAGGTCTACGCCAGTGTAGGTCAGCCTGATGGTGAGTATGTCACCACAGTATTCACCCCACACGATGCAAACCAAGCTCGTATCAAGCTGTTCAAGCGTACCAGTGTGCGCCGTGTCACCTTTAAGACACCGACAGGTGGAGAGCTTTCATTCAGCAATGACAAGGTGCAGAAGCTATGACAGTTTACCCCTTCAACACAACCAATCTCATGCCAGCCACAGGCTATTACAACCAACTGATGCGTGAGATTGATGATGCACTTTGGCTTGGCAATAAAGCAGAGGCTCTTGAGCTTATCGCACAGGATGTCAAACAGTATGTAGACATGGGGGAAGCATGGTATCCAAAGTTTTAGATTACAGCTGGTCTGTATTTATCATGTGGCCTTTTCTATACATGATATATATTTATGTAGCATACTAACACATCACCCTGGGAGAGGATATAAAAAATGAAACTCAAAGAACTGATAGAGGATTACTTAGATAGCAACCCCTTCAAGAGATTAAGCAGAAGCTCTCAAAGTCAATATGAGCGGCATCTAAATAGGGTTGTAGCATCGAAGGTAGGTCACAAAACATTAGGCAACACAGTGGTTGGAGATATCACCGCTGGTATGTTAAACATAGCCTATGAGAAGTGGCTTGATGCTCATGGTATTCGATCTGCTAACTACATGAAGCAGGCTCTATCAGTTTCTTGGCGCTATGCAATGTCACGCGATAAGGTACTACATAATCCTGTTAGTATGATCAAGACACTGCAAACAAAACCTAGACGTAATATGTGGACACGCGATCAAGTCAAGCAGTTCTTAACCACGGCCTACAGTCAAGAAAAATGGCATGGTATAGGGTTACTTGTACATATGTCATACGAGTGGGGGCAACGTGTGGGAGACATGCGTATGCTTACTTGGAAGTATGTTGATCTAGACCAATGTAGAACTGATCTGACACAATCAAAGCGTAATGCAGAAGTGCATTTACCTATTAGCAACAACCTGTGCAACATGCTGAAGCAGCAGAAAGAGATGTTTGGCTTTCAAGACATTGTTGCACCCAAGTATAACATAAAAAAGGGTTTGATCAGGGCTTATCAAGAGCAAGAAATATCTCCTGCTATCAATATGGTACTGCAAGAAGCTAATCTACCTAAAGAATTAAATGCTCAGGACTTACGGCGTACCGCTATAACGGAGGCAGTAGAGGCAGGGGTAGATCTTGTAGGTATTATGCAGTTCTCCGGGCACCAGAATCCTAGTAGTGTAAAGCCCTACCTTATAAATACATTTACAGGAGCATCTAATGCACTAGCTGCGAGAGGGTTACATGATGAAGATTAATTGGCAAAAGCAGAGAGAGTATGCAGAAGATTTAACTGCCCAGGGTGACTACAGAGGTAACTGCCCTGTTTGTGGAGGTAGAAATACATATACTGCAACCTTATCATCCGGTTCTTTAATGTGGAATTGCTATAAGATGGACTGTCATGTGTCAGGGATACATGATATTGGTAGAACAGCAGAGGATATAATTAAACTAATGAACAAAACTGTAAAGCAGACTAGACAACAGGAAGCAGAGACAATGGAAATACCTGCGTATGTTGTAAAACCTACAAGAATGCATAATAAATATGCGCGCTTTATTCGTAGGTATGGTCTAGCTATTGATAACCTACTCTATGATGTTAAGGATGAGCGAGTTGTGTTTCCCATCTTACACAAAGGTCGCATAATTGATGCCATAGGTAGGGCTGTAGGAAAGAAAAGTTTTCCAAAATGGTATCGTTACAGTGGTTCCGCTAATTACTTTACTATGGGAGATGGAAAAACTCTATTAATTGTTGAGGATGTCATATCAGCAGTTGTTGCGTGGCAAGAATTTCCTGCTATAACTTCTATGGCAATACTTGGTACACAACTCACAACAAATCACCTGGATAAGATTAGAGATTATGATAAAGTCGTGATAGCTCTTGATCCAGATGCAGCAAATAAAACTATACAATACCGCAGAGAGATTGAACAATGGACAGGTATAAAAACTATAGCGCTATCTTTGTGTGACGATATCAAGTATAGAGTAGAAGAAGATATGAATAGAATGCAGGAGTTACTACAATGAAACAGTTAGATTTCTTTATGTCTAATGAGAGATCAGAGTCTGATGAGGATACCTTTGATATATCTAAAGCACACCTTTATTTAGAGCCAGACACCATACAGAAAAAACTTATGCTACAAAACATGAGTAAAATAAAGGAGCTACCTTCTGACACATATATAATGCACAAAACTGGCGCTATGCATAGAGATACTACAAAATACTTCGAACCCATCTATCCGTACCTTTACGATTACGACTCTAATAGGCAAGTAGCAGTTAGGTTAACAAGAGGGATTTACCCGGCAATCAATATACCTAGGAGGTTTTTAGATAAAGGCGTGGGCTGTATAACTCTAACTTTTCATAGATTAATTGCTATGTGCTTCCTACATAATGATAATCCTAGCTCCAAGATAACTGTAGATCATATAGATGGAGATCCACAAAACTATACTTTGAGTAACCTAGAATGGGTTACTTCTTCAGAAAATCAACTCAGAAAAGGTTATAAAAGATGATAAAAGCAACATACATTGACCACATGGGTAGTGACTTGACGGTAGCTAACGCTGCACGGGTATCCTTCGGCAAGACAAGCGAGATGGAAGACGATCCTTGGGGGCCACCTAAGCTCAAGAAGAAAGATGATAAGCTGATCCGGTATCTCGCAAGAGAGAAACATATCAGTCCATTTGGTCACTGCTTTGCCAGCTTCCACGTTAAGGCTCCGATCTTTGTAGCACGACAGCTGGTCAAGCATAAGTTCTTGAGATGGAACGAAATATCTAGGCGCTACGTTGATGATAAGCCTGAGTTCTATGTGCCTGACGTATGGCGTGGGCGTAGTGCTGACAAGAAGCAGGGTAGTGATGGTTTTGTGTCTACCGATGCGGAACATGAGTTTGTAAGCTACACAGCCTTGAGGGTGTACAATCAGATGATCGAAGAAGGAGTCGCCCCAGAAATGGCTCGTATGGTACTGCCACAGTCTACAATAACTGAGTGGTACTGGAGCGGGTCACTCGATGCCTTTGCTGATATGTGTAGGCTACGTTGCAAGTCTGACACACAGGCAGAGACACGGCAGGTAGCACAACAGATTGACCGCAAGATGATTGAACTATTCCCTGTGTCATGGGATGCACTGACGGAGAGTGATGATGAGTGAGTATGTAAGTGAACCCGTCAAGATAACTGACATAACTGAGCATGAGGATGGCAGTGCCACGTTGCAGGTAGAGTGTGACCCTAAGACATTCGCTGCTATCTTTAACGTAGGCTTTGTGTCACTCATTAAGACTGGCCTATACTGGGAGACAGACAATGATAAGACCCATGACGGATGAAGAACGTAAGGCATCCTTAGAACGTGACGAAAAGAACAAGTGGCGTAAGTGTGTCAGTTGTGGTAATGCGAGTAGAGACACATGGTGTGGTTTCTGCCTGGAGGAAGAATGATTAACAGCCAATGGAAGAAGCTTATAGCAGAAGAGAAAGCATTCAAGGAGAGCATGATGCGAGATCACGAGTTTAGTAACACAGTTTTTGCTGAGCATACAGCAGATAACGTAAACAGCCCAGCGCACTACGGCAAGGGTAGCATTGAGTGTATAGACTACATCGAAGACTTCTTAACTACAGAGGAGTACATAGGCTACTTGCGTGGTAACATTGCTAAGTACTTACACCGCTGGCGTTACAAGAACAAGCAAGAGGATTTACTCAAGTCGCAGTGGTACTTGGAGCGGCTGATACATCTAGATGGAAAGGACAAGCTATGATACCTGTAGGACAACTAAGACTGTTACTCACTAAGGCTGGGTTAGAGTACAGGATCATTCGTGTTGAGGGTAACGTGGCACACGTCA